ACCCTGTACGTTAAAGCCTCAGCTAACGTTCTATATATGTAAAGACTTCCATCTAATATATGACGAGTAGCGGTATTAGAACTTAATGCTGCTAATTTTTGTACACCAACCAAAGCATCAGAGTTAACTCCACTACCGTCTCTCGCTTCGTTTAAGCCTGTTACAGCTCGAATCATATCTAAATAGTGATTTAGGTTTCCAATTAGCATAGACGCTTTAGAAGATCCTGAATTACTTGTTAGCTGCTGTATTGGTATTTTACCTTGATTGTAATCCCCTTCTTGCGTATAACTTCTACCAATTACACTACCTGTTTGAAAATAAAGTCTTAATGCGTCCTCTGGATTATACGCCGCTCCTGTACCTAAATCAACTTCATTTAAACCGTCTGCGTCAATATAAACACCATCAGGGACTGTTCGTGATATAACTTGTTGTAATTTTAAATGGGTCATCTGAATTAAATCAGCATACGGAATCATCCTTCTAACTAAAGACTCGATTACCCCTTTATACATTCTAGGTGCAACAGCTACGTAGTTTGGTATTGCATGCTGAGAAGCAGACTTGGGTCTTACCATATTCTTAGCAAGTTCCCATTTTAATATTATGTTCGTACCCATAACCATTACACCATCATACCAAACATCAATTGTTTTTTCTACTTTCTCAAAATTGTTTTCCTCCATCATTTCATCTGGTGGATTAAAATCATCATCTTTCTCTATCATACTCATGTTACCGTTGTCTTTAACTTTTTTCTTATAAACCATCTTCTTAGTGGTTTTATAATTAAAGTACATTAGCGTACAAGTATCACGAAAGAATATATCGTTCTCGTAAAACTGAGCTGTGTTAAAATAATTATACCAGCTTTGGCTATAACGAGATATTTTTTCCAAATCATCATTTGTTAGAGTCGGGTCAATCTTCATTAACTCCGCAATAGGAACTGTTTTAATTTCACCCCAATAAAAACAATCTTTAAAGTGAGGGTCTTCAGTATAGCTATAAACTATATTAGCAGGATCAACGTAAGATACTTTGACTCCTGAGCCAGGAAGAAACTCATGTTTAGCCACAGCCATACCTGTCACCATCATATCATAATCTAAACGCTTACGAATATCCACATAATGATTTTCAGAAAACATTGTATCAATTGCTTCTTCTTCTGCTATTTCTATTGCAGGTTTATAATTAAGGTTCATATAAAGAGACAACTCCTCATCACTTGAGGGTAATTCCTCTGGATTCATTATAAAAGGATCAAAGCCTGTGTTTTTTTGAACCACTTCAAGAACATCTTTAGCTGCCATTTGACCTTCAATCATTTGCTGGTACTTGCTCCTTTTAGATTGAGACAAAGCATCTTCTGCATACGCTTTAACTTTGAATAGCCTATCTGACATTCCATTTACTACTATATCCACAAACTTTGGAATAATAGGAACAGGTGTCCAGTCTAAATTTAAGTAAGACAAGTCTCCGTCTACTGCTAATTCGTTTTTGTATTTTGCAACTGATTGTTCGCCTCTTGCATATAGACGTAGTCTGTTAAAGTCTCTCCACTGACTATAGTATCGGCATCCATTAGAATCTTTACGAAACCATTCGTATTGAATGGCTTGTCCTATTTGTAACCCGAACTCATCGGTTGCTTTCTCAGCATCAGATACAAACTGACTAGGGAATCCTACTGATGAAATGTTTATGTTTACCTCTTTCATCTAATTAATTCACTTAATGTTCCTTTGTTATTATATGTCGCAAAGTTAAGACTTATTTTTGACTCTTTTTTCTGTGGTAGATATACGTGCTTTTGATTTGCCATTATAGCTAACCCTGAGCTAATACTAGCATCGAACTTAGTTCTAGCGCTTATATCAAACCTAGCCCAATCTTCCAATGTTCTAGTAAAATACATACTCCCCATTTCATCTCCCGCTCTGTAGCCACCATCTAAATCTAAACCTACATATTTTTCTATGTGAGACTCTATAGCTGCAGCGTGAGATTGTTTTATATCCTCCGAAGTATTAGGTATTCCTCCTAGTTCTTTTTCTGTCTGAGATAATTTTGTATAATGCTTATCAGGCCTATTCATACTAAACCCTCTATACCCCCTGTTTTTAAAGTGATACAAAAGTCTAGGCTTGTTGTTCTCAACAAGTATAGGCATACCATAAAATACGCAAGCCATTAATACTTCCTCAAAAAATATCTCTGCTGTTTGTGGTCTAGCTACATACTCTAAGAAAAACTCATTGCTTGGAGCATCCGCCATACTGTATTTGGTTAAACCATGTAGAGCTCCATTCGAACCTCCTCCTCCAACAGTTCCTGATATATCATACGAGTCACATCCAAACGCCCCAATATGTTCGTTTGATGGAAAGAACACACCGTGTTTAGAAAACTTAGCATTGTTTAAACCTTTCTTAGGAGTCCAGGAAACTTTAAATCGTCCCCTAGAATCTGGCGTCCATATAACTTCTGAGTCTTTGATTCCATCTTTCCAGTAAAACCTGCCCCTTGTTACATGATGTTCCATTATTAATGAATCATTGTAATCTATCTGCTGATATATCTTCGTCAAGTTAAATAGTGATGATTTACTCTCGTCTCTAAATGCGTGCGACTCTGTTCTAGGAAACTGTCTGTAAAATTCATTCAACGCATCAGCGTCTTTCTTTAATGAATCTACTTCTGCTTCCCAATAATCAATTGCTCCGTTTGTTATCCACTCATCATCTACTCCCCTAATTTTTTTGTCTGGCTCTAAACACAGGCATACCAAACCTATCTATAAAACCTTCCATGTTCCACTCCATAGGAATAAAAAGATTGTATAGCCCTGATTTAGTCTGACCATTCGCATTACGAGTCTTTAAATCTGAATCTTCAAACAATCGCTTAAAGTTTTCTCCACCTTTGCTAAGCGCATTGGAAGTAGAACCCATCATACACTTACCTATTATCTTACTACCTAGCCTCAAACAAGTCTTGGTTACACGCCAGTTGTTTTGAATGTTATTTGGCTTAAGCCACTTACCTGATTCATCGTGTACTAAAAGCAAAAGTTTTTCACCATCATACGAGTTATCATCTGTATTCTTCCAGTCAATGGTGGTATCAAGACCTGTTAACTCTTCGTTCATTACCTCGTGCATATTCTTTTTGGTAATTTTAGATGCAGGAACTCTAAACGCTAACTCTGTTTTAGGTTTATCCATACCATCCTGTATTGGTTTAAAAAAGAAAGGGAGTCTATTGGCGATGGGAACAACTTTGTCTGTAAACATCTTCTTAGCATCCGATCCCGTTTTAGATAATATACCAACTCTAGAATCTCTAGCTAGCGTCCCTGTGTTTACACACTCCGAAGACCCCATAAAAGAAAACCCTGAACGTCTTATCTTTAAATAATCCATACCAAAACATCTCTTGTCTGCCTTACACGCTTCCCAGTAAATAAAGAATATTCTGTTTGCTTCTCTAAAGTCTGGATACCCTACATCAATACTTGTCCATTGCAAGTAAACATAATGAGAGCCTGTCATATAGGTAGGTTTCCCGTTATTGTAAAACCAATAACCCAGTTCTCTTCTATCAAACTCAGCCTCGATGTAATCCACCCATTTGTTTTTAAACGTAGCGGGCCTATCGTTCCACTGAAATATAGAATTTATCCTAGATAAATCTTTAGGTAATTCTTCTCGCTCCCAGTACTGATCTTTTTTTTCTTTACCTCTTTGATGTATTTCTTGTGGTTCAGGAGGTATACCAATAACCAAACCATTAATACTAATAACCTTTCCTATCTGTCCTGTTTTAGAAATAACAACTAAATCATATTTTTCATTATACCCATACAACCACGTCTTACTTGTATTCTTTTTTTTAAATACACCAGATGGAATATAATTACTTAATACTTGATATAATTTATTTTGACCTTCGTTCAGCAAACCCTTGTTTTGTATTTGTTTTATCTACGTGTCCTCCAGAGTTAATTACTTCTTCCTCTGAATCTATTTTATTTAGAATCTCAAACGCATCAAATATAGCAAGCTTCTTAGTTGCTGCTGCGTTCTTCAATCTATCTGCCGCCAGCTCATCGTCTGGGTCA